GTGGACAAGGCACTAGGGACAGTCACTAAACCTATAAAGGGTGCTGGTAAAAATATTAAATCTTCCCTCCCAAAAAGATCTAGAACACTAACCACAGAAGAAGGCCTCCGTGATTGGTTTGGTAAATCTAAATCAAAAGATGGTAAAGGTGGTTGGGTCAACGTAGTTACAGGTGGAACCTGTGCTAGTGACGAACCAGGCGAGGGTACTCCCAAGTGTGTGTCATCATCTAAACGTGCGAGTATGACCAAGGCAGAAAGAAAGTCTGCGGCAAGAAGAAAGAAGGCAGCAGATCCAGGCCAACAATCAAAGTCAGGTGCTGCAAAACCTACATATGTTAGTACGGATAAAAAGAAAAAGGTGAACGAAGAGAAGGTATCTAAGGATCATCCTAATCATCCTGACAAACACGAAGACCATCCTGATATGTCTTACAAAGACGCTGCTAAGATCAGAGTGGAAAAGAAAACTGCAAAGAAACAAGTAGAATCTGGTAACAGATCTAGGTTTACTGATAAATATTATCCAGAAAAGAAAAAAGACCTTAAGTATCCTGTAGGTAACAAGATCGTGAAAACTGGCAAACTCACAAAAGAACAATTCGCTGCTATCTTAGAAGATGCTAAGATGCACAGACAGACTGACATCAACTTAGATAGACTTCACGATAAGTTTAGTAAGATGGATCAGAGTATGCCATCTAATAAGTTTATGTTGAAGAGAATACAGAAAGAAAAGAAGAGGAGACAAGATAAAGCGAAGAAAGAAAATCTAAATCCTACTACTCAGATTAACGATAGCTTTGAGATTGATCCTAAGAAGCATAAGGATGCACAGAAGAAACAGAAGATGAGGAATCTTGCCATAGGCAATGAGAATTCTAATGAGAAGAAAGTTGCAGAGAAGAAAGCAGGCGGTCCTAAAATGATGGGTGAGGCAAAAAAACCTGTAGTCAAGGTGAAACTGAATCCTGATAAAAAAATTGGAGTCAAGGTTACTGACATAGGGGCTGGTGGAAAAGAGTATGTGAGAAAGAATACGATGGATGAGGCAAAAAATCCAGCACAACAGGCTGCTATTGCAATCTCTAAGAAAAATAGATTGCAAGATATGATGGTGTCTAGAAAGAAAAAGTTGAAAGAAACTGTTGAGATGTCAAGGAAAAAATGGAAGAAGACACATAAGGATTTTAGAAATGATGATGAAAAGAACCCTAGAGTCACAAGATACGTTGATGGAAAGGGAACTGTCTCAAGTCCTGTAAAATTTACTGAGGGTTCTATTGATCCTACAAGGAGCAAACCAAAAGAAGAACCAAAAGACCCTGCCAACATGGCAAAGAAAAAGGGAACAGTAAAGAAGGGTGAACCAGACTATAGAAATCTTGCAGCAGACTACACTCCTGATACTTCTATGACAGAGGCTGCAGCATGGACAAGAAAGGCTGGTAAGAACTCGTCAGGTGGTTTGAATGAGAAGGGTCGTAAGTCTTACGAACGTGAGAACCCAGGCTCAGATCTAAAAGCACCTAGTAAAAAGAAAGGTAACAAGAGAAGAGCATCATTCTGTGCAAGAATGAAAGGTATGAAAAAGAAACTTACCTCAGCTAAGACTGCAAGAGATCCTGATTCTAGAATCAATAAGTCTCTCAGAGCATGGAACTGTGGTTACGAACCAGAGACAGGTGAGTTGATTTCTGAGAAACTTGGTGGTATGGTGGCGGCAGTCAAAAGAAAAAAGGCAGTATTGAAACAGCCTATGAAAGCTATGGATGCTGGTGCTAGAGGGAGGAGACTCTTACAGAGAAAAGAGCATCAAAGATATGTGTCTGACATCATTCCAGATCATTTAAAGGATGAGTATACTCCTGTAATTGAAACAAAAGAAGTTCCTAAAGGTGTTAAAAAGATTGCCAAAGAATTAGATGCTGCAGTAAAGATGCACTCTAGTCAGGCAAGTAGATTAAGGAAAGCAGGCATCAGTGAGGGAAAGAAAAAGTGTGGTGAAGGTGAATACTATTGTAATGATATGAAGAAATGTCGTCCCATTCCTAAAGGATATCGTGTAGGATATGGTGGAATGTTAAAACCAGAAAACGAATCAGAAGAAACTAAAGGAAAGAACGGTAATGGTAGCAATGGCGGTAATGGTAATGGTAATGGCAATGGCGGGTCTCATGGTGGCAATGGTGGATCCAACGGAGGAGATGCTTGACAAACTGAGGAAATAGGTTATACTAGTGTATGTAACCTTTTGTAATTCGTGACAAAATACATTTTTGATGTCGATGGGACTCTTACTCCCAGCCGACAAAAAATTGATCCTGATTTTCTGATATTCTTCAATAGTTTTGTTCTAGCGAACGAAGTATATCTCGTCACAGGAAGTAATAGAGAGAAAACTATAGAACAAATTACGCACCTTCTCTACTGTAATTGTAAGAGGGTGTATAATTGTGCTGGCAATGATGTGTACGAAGGTGATATTAGAGTATATACAAATCCGTGGGAACTTCCCGAAGAAGCAAGAGAGTTTCTCACAGAGGAACTACACAATAGTACATTTCCAGTAAGAACTGGAACACACATTGAGGAGAGGCCTGGATGTGTCAATTTTAGTATCGTAGGTAGAGGTGCGACTCTGGTAGAGAGACAGGTGTATTGTGATTGGGATGATATAAAGAAAGAAAGAGTAGAGATAGCAAATAGATTTAACAAACAGTTCCCAGAACTCTATGCTTTTGTTGGTGGACAAACAGGTGTGGATATTTCAAGTAAGGGAAGTGATAAGAGTCAAATTGTTAGAGACTTCATGGATGGTGATGTAGCATTCTTTGGTGATAGAATGGATGAACACGGTAATGATAGACCACTGGCAGATAAGATCATTGGAAATAGATTGGGTCAGGTTATTGAAGTGAAAGGTTGGGAAGATACATGGAGCAAACTCAAATGACAATTCAATGGTCGAACGTAGTAATTATATTATCCCTAGTGTTATTCCAAACGTTGTATGTTTGCTCGATGCACTGGTGGGTACAACAGGATCAGAGACCTCATATACATAGTGTGAAGATATGAAAATGATGAAATGGTTGAAGGAGGAGTTTACGAAAACCCCTGGCTATATGAGGGTAAACCTTTTACTTCTGACGACATTGGCGATTTCTTCGGTTACGTCTACCTCATTACTAATAAGACAACAGGCAAGAAGTACATCGGTAGAAAATATTTCGTACAGAAACGAAAGCCTAAGGGAGGTAAGAGACGAGTTACCTCTGAGTCAGACTGGAAGAAATATTATGGATCATCCCCCGAGCTCAAAGCCGACGTATCCGAATATGGAAAGACAAATTTTTCAAGAGAGATCATATCCCTACATAGAACCCTCGGAAGAACAAATTATGAGGAGACCAGACAACTCTTTCTAAATAACGTGTTGACTGAGGCTCTTGACAATGGAGAGCCTGCCTACTATAATTCTAATGTTCTAGGACGTTACTACCGAAAGGACTATTTCGATGCTTGACCCCTCATTTCAATCCGATCTCTTCCAATTCACTCAAGATTATGAAGAGGAGAAACTTACACAAGATTATATCATCGACAGGATTCATGACCTGTACGATCAAGGTGCCTATGAGGAAGCGGTAGCTTTCTACGAAGAATGGAGAGAGGATATTGAATAGTTATCAACAGTGGCAGAGACCACCTGTTCCCGATCCTATGCCGTATCTTCAAGAGGCGGCAGATATTATACAATCACATAAAATAAATTTAGATGAAGAAGGTATTCTTGATCTGCTTCAAATAAAATATAGATGGCCAGAACCATCTCTTGAGGTCATCAATCAGTGCCAGAAAAAATCTAATGGATTCTTTGATTCTAGAGGTTACATAATCTATGATAAATGGAAGAGGTTATTTGATCTGGGGTTCACTAGTCTCTTAAGTAACGTCATGGATCTGACATCAGATCTTAGATCTCTTGATCAAAAATTATTTGAATACAAGGGATCAGAAACTAATGCTAATATGTACTTGAGTGCTGGAACTGTTTTCAATAGAGCAAGTTTTGATCCACACAATCATGACTACCATGTCATAGTAAAACCAATCTATGGCACTTGCACATGGAGTATCAATGGACAGACTAAAGAAGCAGATCCATCAGGTGTTCTTATCATACCAGAGGGAACTATGCACTCTGTCATAGCCAACCCAGAACCTAGATTGTCATTAACTATTAATATGTCAGGATGATGGATGAATATATAAACTACATGGTCAAACTTGGGGTAGATCACATACCTCATTTGGAAGGCGATCTCTTATCACATTGCATGAGAGTAGCTGGTATGTTGTATTCTTATGGAAGACCAGAAGATGAGGTGAAGGCAGGGTTGTTTCACTCTGTTTATGGTAATGAATTTCAGATGTACAAAGTTGATGTTGACAGAGATGAACTCTGTTACTTGATTGGAAATTATTCAGAATACTTGGTAGCAAAATTTAACAGTTTAGAGGATCGACCTTATACTATTTTATGTGGAAAGGGATTGAAAGATCCAGAGAAGACTGCTCTTAGGTGGTTGGAATACTGTAACATTAGAGATCAAGATCCAGAAGCTGATATATTAAAAGAGTTTGAGTTAGTTTTGAAGGTAGAAGACAATGTTGAAAGCGAGATGTAAACTATGTAATACAGAGTTGCGAGCAACGACTAAAGTTCAAGTCTGTAGATGTGAAAATCAAATGATGGTTGTTGATGAGACTGTTGGGGCTATCGATCTTAATCAGGTAATCCTTACAGAATATGACAAAACTATTAAATATGATGGTATTCTGACATTTGATGATCTAAAATACCAAGAGGAACGCCGAAGAAGAGGCGTTAAAAAATTAATCTACGAGGAACGATGATCAGTCTAGACGAGAAGTACCATAGCTACCTTGAAAAAGGTAAGTCATTGAAAATTGATGGCGTAAATGAAAAACTTACGGGCTATGGATACAGTTGTGACGGATCAGAAATTGTTGGGTTTTACTTGACAACTGTAAATTATAAGTTACACTATAATCTCAACGAACAATTTATTAAACTTGAGGCACTCAGAGAACTCTCCGAGTAACCTTATACATACTATACATGAAAGTAAATTAGAAAAATGAATTTATTGCCTGATGCAGAGTTGTTCTTTTGGAATAACAAATCAAAAAAATTAGTGAAGAAATCAGTACACTCATTGTTCGAGGGTAAAGATGTTCTTCTTGTCTCTGTGTGCGGTGCTTTCACACCTCCATGTACAGAGATGGTCAAGGAGTATGAGAAACTCTATGACAGCTTCATCAAAGAAACTATTGTTGATGAGATCTATGTCGTTTCTATGAACGATTCATTTGTGATGGACAAGTGGTTTAAAGACATGAAGATCAAAAAACTTAAGTATCTTCCAGATGGAAATGGAGCATACGTTCTAAGACTTGCAAAGCAAGGTGGAATGGCTGCAACTCAATGTTCCGTCAAGATGTACAATAAAGGTATGGGAATGAGAGCATGGCGTTGGGTTATGCTAATTGAAAATAATATTCAGATGGTTTACCTTGAGGAAGAGACACCAGATGGTGTTGGAAGTAGAGACAACTTACCTAATGATCCATTTGAACTCACACATGCAAGTCAGATGTTAGAGTTCTTAAAGAACAGAGATCAGATTGATCATATTAACGAGGTAAACGCAGCAACGGCTAAAGACAGCGCACACATGCCAGGATCATTTGAACATTTACCTAAACAACCGCAAATGTAATGCAAGTAATTTCTCTTGAATATCTTGAAGAAAACTTTGAAGAATTGGTCGATCGAGCGTCAGCTGGAGAGACCTTTTTAATAGATACTCCTGATGGACAGGTAGCACTTGTTCCTCATAATGATATTCTAAAACCACTTATTGATTCTGGACAGGCTCAGGATATAGAGCACATGTGGAATCATGATGACGGTGCTTGACAAAAACTAAATACAGGACTACAATAGTAACGTAAACACAATCGGAAAATGTCCACTTTCATTTCTAAGTTCAAGAAAAATCTTGATGCTTTGGAGGGAGCAGTAGACCAAGAGTTTGCACTCGACTTCAAGTATCCAAAGATTTACAAAAAAGTTTTGAGGTACTATAAGGGAGAAGGTTATGAGTTCAGCGATGAGGATCCAGAACAGGAGTATTCATTGCTAATGAGTCTGATTGCGGAAGATCTAGGAGTTTCTAAATGATTGATGTAGTATGCCACAACGAACCATATAGGTACGTTCAAATGGAAGAACTCTTGGATAATGGTAATCCCGATTACCGTATTCAAAAGTACAATCAGTTCTCAGGTAGATACAAAGACATGTATCTATGTGATAATTACATGCAGTTCAAACTTGCCATTGATGACTTTGAATATACAAAGTGGTTAGACCCAGCTGGGGTTCCATGTTATATCAAGGATGACTGATCCTTCTCTACCAGAGAAGGCGGCTAACTTATCAAAGACCGCCTATGATATTGTTAAAGGTTTCGTCTTTGACGGAACCTTGCTTGTTCCTGATGAGGTCAAAAAAGCACGAATAGATATATGTAGAGACTGTAATCGATTTGATCCAGACCGACACTTGTGTAAAGAGTGTGGTTGTTTTTTAGTAAATAAGGTCAAATTTAGTGCAGCACATTGCCCACTAAATCTTTGGTAACATAATGGACACCGAAATTAAATATGAATTCCATGACTTTATTGGAATATTTGAGAACGCAGTAGACCCACGCTTCTGTGACTTCCTTGTAGACTACATGGACAAGGCAGAGTTTACAGATTTTAAAAGAAATTTTAGTCATGTAAAAGATAAACAAATATGTCTGGATGGATTTTCTCCTAGTGAGTGTTCCCAGTTGATGAAGTATGTTACTAATTGTTTATTTCATTACATCAATGAATATACCTACCTAGGCAATTTCAGTTATGTAAGTTCTCTGTGTCTACTTCAAAAGACAGAACCCACTAACGGATATCATTTGTTCCATGCAGAAAATGTGAATTGGAATCTAGGTAATAGAACTATGGCATGGATGGTATATTTGAATGATGTAGAAGAGGGTGGAGAGACAGAATTTTTATATCAAAAGAGAAAAGTAAAACCAAAGAAAGGAACTATTCTTATTTGGCCTGGTGGATATACTCATTTACATAGAGGCAATCCTCCTATGAGTGATAAGTATATTGCTACTGGTTGGTGGCAAGGAAACATTGGACTGCAACAAGTAAACACAGCAGGGATTCTTGATAACCAATACAATGAAAGTTTAAACGCAAACTGATGTCTCATATTCATATTCTATTTCCAACACCAGTTTATCAAAATGTCTTAGACTTCAGACCATCTGAATTGAAACACATGTTAGATTTTTTAAAGACATGTGAATGGGCACCAGATACGGATATAGTCAACAGACCTAACGGAGAGACAACAAAATTGCAAGCGGATTTATTGTCAAGTCCAGAGTTGAGGTTGTTAGAAAATAGTATTGAGAATGAAGTTTATAAGTTCGCTAAGTCCCTACAACTTGATTTGAAAAAACATGGGTTGAAAAGAATCAATTCTTGGGGTAACCTACAAACGAAGGGAAATTATATTGCAGAACATCGTCACAACAATACTCAGTTTGCTGGAGTGTTTTATCTACAGGTTCCTGAGAACAGTGGCGACATTGTTTTTACAACCAAACAATCTACTTGGATCACTAGTCATTGGGAACCATCCGTGACTGGCTATGATGATCTCAATAGTTTTGAGAAAAAATTTGAACCAGAAGAGTGTGGTCTATTTCTTTTCCCTGCACACCTAGATCACTATGTGACTCCTTCATTTTCTAATGAGGAAAGATATAGTATCTCATTCAATTACAATCTAGACGGCAAGTTCTTTGGGGATTGTAATAATCATCTCACATTTGAAGTTAAAACATGATGACTCCAGAAGAGAAGGAACTCAGATCAACTTATAATTATTATAAGGATACTAAGATGGGTTTCTTTACTAAAGATGGATACGCTGCTGTACCATGCGGTAAATCCAAAAGAGTGATAGTATATGAAGGAGAGATCCTACACACAGCTCTTAATGATGACACAGCAAGGAATTGGATTGCACGCCACAGGAAGAAAAGAAAATGACTAGAATTTTAATAACTGGCCACAAAGGTTTTATTGGCAAGGAACTGTTCTCTTCTCTAAGAGAAGTTTTTGGATACGGTGTTCAAGGATTAGACAGACCAGATGACATTGGAGACTTTGTAGGTCCTTCTGGTATGTTCGCAGAACATTGGGATTGTATTATACATCTTGCAGCCTACGCTGCACTGAGAGATAGTGTGGATAATCCACATAAGTTCTGGAATAATAATGTAGAGAAGTCTAAACCTATCTTTGATTATTGTAGAGAGAATAACGTTAGGTTATTGTATGCAAGTTCTGCTGGAGCACACGAGTGGTGGCAGAATCCTTATGCTATCACAAAGAAAGCAAATGAACTCATGGCACCACCTAACAGTGTGGGCATGAGATTTTTTAATGTGTGGGCAGAAGAAGGAAGTAGAGATGATATGTTATATGAAATGTTGAAACAAAGAACTGCAAAATATTTGACAAGACATAAGAGAGATTGGATTCATGTATTGGATGTTGTGAGAGCAATTCATTACTTGATTCCCAGTACATACACAGGAACTATTGATATCGGAACAGGACAGATGACATCTGTATTGGATCTTGCTGAGTCTTTAGGTATGAGTCATCTTCCTATCAAGGAGGAAACTCCCAACGAACCTGACGAGTTATGTGCAAATGTAGAACCTATGATGGAACTCGGTTGGTTTCCAACTGTAAACATTATTGCACAAACCGCTGAAGTCTGATACAATAAATAAGATGAAGTTTATTTCAAACTTGTATGGATAAGAAGACAGCACTAGTATTGGGTGCAGGCGGCTTCATTGGAAGTCACATGGTAAAACGACTACGATCAGAAGGGTATTGGGTTCGTGGCGTTGATATTAAGTACCCCGATTTCTCTATGAGTGCTGCCGATGATTTTGTTCAAGGTGATCTTAGAGAAGTAGGACTTGTAGCACAAGTCTTAGATGTAAATGGAGATTCTTTTGATGAGATCTACCAGTTCGCTGCCGACATGGGTGGTGCTGGATACATCTTTACAGATGAACACTCTGCTGACATCATGCACAACTCAGCAACTATTAATTTGAATGTTCTGAACGAACAAGTTCAACTTAATAGATTACTTGGTACAAACAAAACTAAGATCTTCTATTCTAGTTCTGCTTGTATGTACCCAGAACATAATCAATTAGATCCAGACAATCCTGATTGCCGTGAGAACTCTGCCTACCCAGCCAATCCAGACTCAGAGTATGGATGGGAAAAACTCTTTTCGGAGAGATTGTATTTTGCCTATGCTCGCAACTACAACCTTGACGTTTCTGTGGCTCGCTATCATAACATTTTTGGTCCTGAAGGGACTTGGGATGGCGGAAAAGAAAAAGCCCCTGCAGCAATCTGTAGAAAGGTCGCATCTTTACCAGACACAGGAGGAACTATTGAGGTATGGGGAGACGGTTTACAAACCAGATCATTCCTATACATTGATGAGTGCATTGAAGCAACTCGTAGGTTGATTGATTCTGATTTTGAAGGACCTGTCAACATTGGTTCTGAAGAAATGGTTACTATCAATCAGTTGGTAGAAACTGCTGCTAAGGTATCAGGTAAGGTTGTTAGAAAGGCACACAAACTTGATGCACCTTTGGGTGTCCGTGGACGTAATTCAAACAACGATCTTATTCGTGAGAAACTTGGATGGGATTATTCACAGACTCTTGAAGAAGGTATCTCCAAGACTTATGCTTGGATCACTGAACAAATTAAATCTCGTCAACATGGCGTAGTTGAAATTACATCAAAGGAACTAGAACATGCGAAAAGTAACTAAGAAGAATATCAAACTTGATAAGGATGCAATCCGTTCTCTAGATGTTTCGCATCTTGCAGAACAATCACTCAACCCAAATGATTGGCTCACTGCTGGTCAGAGTGAATACCGATTGTATTCTTGGTTATCTACACAGTTCAATGATTCTATCATCTTAGATGTTGGTACAAGGACAGGAGGTTCTGCCCTTGCACTATCTTACAATGATAAGAATAAAGTTATTAGTTATGACTTAGTTGAGCAGGGTGCATCCGAAGGAATCAAAAAAGATAATGTTGAGTTTAAGGTTCAAGACTTTAGAACTGATGACTTGAATTGGGATCACGTTTCTATTATAATGATTGACGTTGACCCTCATGATGGAACGGCAGAGGAAGAGATGTTTGAATACCTAGAAGAGAAAGGATGGTCTGGTATTGTTCTTCTCGATGATATCGGTCCTCAGTGGCCTGAGATCGAAGACTTCTGGAACAGAATCACATTCCCTAAAATTAATGTCACTGAGATTGGACACATGAGTGGTACAGGTCTTGTCAATTTTGATGAGAAACATTCCGTTGCTTGGCTTTGATGGAGGTTGTTATTACAAAAATGGATTATGAAGACATGTATTACGAGCAAAGGGCTCGTAAGATATTGGTGCTAGGATCTGGTGGTCAAGTTGGAGCATATCTGACTGACTACCTTAATCGTATGGGGAATGAAGTCCTTGAGTTTGATATCACTAATGGTAGTGAACAGGACATGACAGTCATTCCTAATGGTGAACTTGAAGCCAAAATTTATATGGCAGATTTTGTGTACTTCCTTGCCTTTGATGTGGGAGGATCACACTATCTTAAAAAGTATCAACATACTTTTCAGTTCATCGATAACAATACAAGATTGATGGCAAATGCCTTTGGTCTACTTGAGAAACACAATAAACCATTTGTATTTGCATCATCACAGATGAGTAATATGTCTTACTCTCCCTATGGTGTATTGAAAAGAGTTGGCGAACTTTATACCAAGTCTCTTGGTGGATTGATCGTCAAGTTCTGGAACGTATATGGTATTGAGAAAGACATGGACAAGGCACATGTCATTACAGATTTCATCCGTAAAGGGTTTGAGTCTGGTGATATAGATATGATGACAGACGGAACCGAAGCGAGGGAATTTCTTTATGCGGAAGACTGTTGTGAGGCGCTGGAGACTGTTATGGAGACATACCATGATCTCCATTCTGACGATGAACTTCATATTACTACTGGTGTTTATACAACTGTGTTGGAGATTGCGTCTGAAATTAAGTCATTATTTTCGGGTATTGGCAAGGAGATCACGATTACTCCAGCACAGTCGAAGGACGAAGTGCAGAAGGATGCTAGGAACGTCCCCGACCCATTCATCCAGAAGTTTTGGAAACCAAAAACATCTGTCCCAGAAGGTTTGAAAAAAGTATTTGAGGAGATGAAAAAGGATTATGAATAAGTATGATGCCGAAGCGGCAGCACTAAGAGAGGCAGTTGAAAAGGCGAAGAAGAGTCCTACAGGAATTGACTTTCCTGTTCTAGGACCTGAGTCAAAATTTCCTATCAATCTTTATTGTAATGATTCATTAGAACCATCTACTTCGGCAAACAATAGGTCGGTCTATACTAGATGGATTCGTAATGGTACTGGACTTGTGAATCTCTATGTAAATGGAGAGGCACTAAAAGTCTTGGAGGACGATAGCGACAAACCAAAATTTATTTGGTTGTTAGAGTCTAGGGAGATTATCCCAGATCAGTATAGATTTATAGAGGAGAATTATGATTTTGTTGCTAGTCGTGTTGATGGTATCTTTACTTGTGATCAGAGACTCACAACTGAGGCTGGCCCTGATGGTAAATTTCTCTATTGTTTATCTAACGCTGCTCCTTGGGTCATGGATAGGGCAGTCTATCGCAAATCAAAACTCGTCTCAATGGTCGCATCTAACAAAGGGTATACAGTGGGACATCAACGTCGCCTCAAAGTCGTAGAATCATACTATAAAAAACAAGGTGGCGATGATTTATTTGGTTGGGGATTACCTCAAGAGTTACCACTAAAAGAAAAGTCAAGAGCATTGAGAGATTATATGTTCTCCTTTGCAGTAGAGAACGCAAACTATCCAACTTACTTTACTGAGAAGTTGACAGATTGTTTTGCGTGTGGAACTATTCCAGTGTATTATGGTACTGCTGGAGTGGCACAATACTTCAATCCAGAAGGTATCATTTTCCTAGATGAGAAAAAACCTTGGGATAATATTCCTTGGGATAAACTCACACCAGAGTATTATGAATCCAAGAAAGATGTAATACAAGAAAACTTTGAGATTGCTCAGTGCATGAGAGTCGCAGAGGATTACATGTATGGAAATTATTTTGCACAAATCGACCCACTTAGACATCAAAAACCTAGAGTATCATGAGTGAAATTATTGACGTATCTGCAACTACTGTCACAGATGACCGTAGTGGATGGCAAGCAGAAGATCAGATTGCCGTAGAGTATCTTGAAGCATGTAAAGAAGCAGTTGCATCTGATGATGCCTTTGCAAACTTTAAATCTAATCCAAAGTACAAGACTATCCTAGAACATGTACTTAAGGATCAAGGACAAGCATACCTAAACATCTGTAAGGATATGAATGAGGATGCTGTATGGGATAACATCGAAGCATTTAAAGAGAATGACAAGATTGGTAATCCAGAATTGTATCCTTACCCAGGCATGACAGGTACGATATCTCCTACAACTCTCAGGTATATGAAGAATACTTTTGAGTGTGGATTCTTACTTGATGGTGCTCCTGTTAGTAAGATTGTAGAAGTAGGTGGTGGATATGGTGGACTCTGTAGAGTCTTGAGTAAAGTGTGTGAGTTTGATCAATACATTCTCATTGATTTACCAGAGGTATCTGCCTTGCAAAGAAAATATCTAGATCAGTTTGAAGATCTAAAAGATAAGGTAACATGTATTCCGTGTACAGAGTACGAAGAGATCAAAGATGTAGATCTTTTCATTAGTAACTATGCTCTATCTGAATGTGATCTGCCTACACAGATGGCATATTACGATAAGATTATCACGAATTCAAAATATGTTTATATGATATACAACCTTGTCAACTTTAATGAATTCTATTATAATGATTTCATTGAGAAGATCAAAAAAGATTACACCTTTGATACAGGTCGTGATTATGAAAACACTGTCATTCTAGCAACTAGAAAATGAATCGAATTGAAGATTACAAAACACTGACTATTGATATGGTTGGGTGGTTGTGTAAGTATGCACATGATAATCATGTGACCAGTTTTGTGGTAGGAGTTTCTGGTGGAATTGATTCTGCCGTTGCTTCTACCCTTGCTGCAAGAACAGGATTACCAACTTTCGTTATTGGTATGCCACTGAATCAAAAGAAAGATCAGGAGACACTCTCTGATGCACACATGTTTTGGTTGGCAAAAAACTATACCAATGTAAAACATCTCAAGGCAGATCTTTCCGAAAGTTACGCCAAGTTAATGTCGGATTTGACAAATGAGTTTGGTATGGAGTATACTGGAAATCCATTGGCGAAAGCCAATACAAAATCACGCCTCCGCATGGTGACACTATATCATGTCGCTGCAAATGTAGGAGGTATCGTAGTAGGTACAGGTAACAAGGTAGAAGATTATGGAGTCGGTTTTTATACTAAGTATGGTGATGGTGGGGTTGACATTGCTCCGATTGCGGACCTTTACAAGTCCGAAGTCAGACGACTCGGAAGAGAACTCGGAGTGATCCCTGAGATCATCAATGCAACTCCTACAGATGGACTGTGGGAGGATGGTAGAAACGATGAAGACCAGATTGGCGCTTCATACGAACAACTAGAAGAGGCAATGGAAACTGGTGCAGGTCCTGCCTTAGAGATCTTGAACAAATTTAATGCACAAAACAAACACAAAATGGATCCTATCCCAACGTATAAATTAGAGGTTTAATTTCAAAATGAAAATCGGTGTTATCGGTGCAGGGAGACTTGGCATTTGCTTTGCCCTTCTTGCTGAGTCCGCTGGTCATGATGTATTCGTTTCTGACATACAACAAAGTTATGTCAGTAAACTTAATGCTAAAGAACTTTATAGTAACGAACCAGAAGTAGAAGATCTTTTGCTTCGATCTAAGAAACTAAGAGCGAGTACCAACAATCAAGATGTTATTAAATCCTCTGACGTTATCTTTACTTTTGTTCCTACTCCCTCTCTAGATGATGGCAGTTATGATTGTAGTTTAGTTGATGATGTTGTGTGTGATCTTCTCAGGTCTCCCAACTTGGAAGGAAAGAAATTTATTGTCGGATGCACAACCAATCCAGGCTTTGTAGATAGGGTAGATAAGAAATTAGAAGGAAGAGGTATAAGTGTATTCTATAGTCCTGAGTTTGTTGCACAAGGAACAATCATCAGAGACATGAAAAATGCAGATATGATTCTGTGTGGTGGCAATGATGAGGAAGGATTTGAACTTATCAAATCAATCTATCTTTCATTCATGGAGAGAGAGGTAAACTTCTATCCCATGTCTAATACTGCTGCAGAGATCACTAAGATTGGTATCAACTGTTTCCTTACATACAAGATCAGTTATGCTAACATGATGGGTCAGATTCTATACAACTCTGGGTGTGGTAAGGAGATTGAAAAGATCCTGTCATCCATTGGAGCGGACAGCAGAATTGGGTCTAAATATTTGAACTATGGTTTGGGTTTCGGAGGTCCTTGCTTGCCCCGTGACAACCGTGCTTTAGGATACTATGCTGATAAGGTTGGTCTTAAGTATAGTCTTCCTCAAGTGACTGATGATTTTAATGAAGCACATGCAGAGTTCATTAAGAACTACTGTGTAGAGTGCAATACAGAAGGTCTTGCTTTTTTCATTGATAGTATTGGTTACAAGGTAGGATGTGATCTGGTAGTTGAAAGTCCACGACTTAGACTCGTAGAAGATCTATTGAAGGATGGTCACACAGTATATGTGCAAGAGATTGATGATGTCGTAGATGAGTATGGCGAAGAACTCGAAGAAGATTATGGAGATAATATTATCTTTGTCAAGAACCATAATGAAATACATGAGAAGACATGGAGGATTGACCTTTGACGATTAGTTATAATCGCCTCGGTAGTAATGGTAGACTTGGAAACCAAATGTTTCAGTATGCCTCACTCAGAGGAATCGCAAATTACAATCAGTATCAGTGGATGATTCCGCCACCTGATTGTAACCATAAAGATAATTATGGATTGTTTGATACATTTGAAATGAAGCATGTACAACCTGAGAATCTTGGGTTCAATGATGGCATGACAGTCAAAGAATCTACACATGCTTTTGATGAGAGTTTATTTTACTGTACAGATGGTGTCAACATAGATGCCTATCTACAAACAGAAGATTACTTTGTACACATTGCAGATCAGATCCGTGAAGACTTCACATTTAAAAAAGATGTTCTCGAACCTTGTACTGATTACATCAGGTCTTTGGATAGCCCTCCTATTTTTCTGCACATTCGTCAGTCCGATAATATTGGAAGAGAGGAATTCCACCCCATCCTCCCGCTTACATTTTTTAAAACTGCGCTAGAATTTTGGAGTCCTGATACTCCATGTTTTGTATTCACAGATGATTTAGATTGGTGTAAGAATCAATCATTCTTTGACAACGATAGGTTTATCTTTAATGATAATCCTGAGAGATATGAATATCAAACTATCGATGGCACAGGCCAGATGCAGAACACTCTTCTGCCTCAGGTTGATCTATGTTTGATGAGTCTTTGTTCTGGTGCCATCATCGCCAACAGTTCATTCAGTTGGTGGGGTGCATGGTTGCAAGGAGATAGGGGTAAAGTCATCGCCCCCGACCCAGAGAAGTGGTATGGTTCTTCCATGTCACACTTGGATACAAGTATGATGGTTCCTGCCCGTTGGCAGACACACTATTGGAGTAAATAATGGCAATTTCATTTCAAGGATTAGGAAACGAAGGTAGACTAGGAAATCAAATGTTCCAGTATGCTTTTGTAAGAGGACTTGCTGCACATAAAGAATATGATTGGGTCATCCCAGGCCCTGATGCAGATAGACTTGACAACTATGGTTTGTTCGATGCGTTTGAATTGTATGGTTGCCTCCCACAAAATCAGGGAGAACCATTCTTCCATAAACAGAAAGTCTATAGAGACATGAAGTTCAATAAAGAGATATGGGATTGGGCTGAAGACGATACTAATTTCTCTGGTAATTTTCAAACAGAATTATACTTTGAAAGTATCTCTGCTGATATTAGACATGACTTTACATTTAAGAAAGAATATCTAGAACCCTGTACAGAGTTTATTGAAGAGAACGGTGGACAAGATAATAATATCTTCCTACATGTTCGCAGAGGTAATCCTAATGTGACAGGCAGAAGAGGAGAGAAATGGTCTTATCAGATGGTGCAAGAGTATCATCCTATTTGTAAGAAAGAATATTATATTGAGGCACTATCAAAGTTTCCAGAAGATAAAAATGTTATTGTAGTTTCTGACACTATTGATTGGTGTAAGAAACAGGATTGGTTACAGGGAGATAGATTCCTATTCTCTGATGCCTCTTATGAGGAGTTTGGAGATGGTGCATCTGTTCCTTATATTGATCTCTGTCTTATGACACTATGCGGTGGTGGTATTATCGCCAACTCATCTCTATCATGGTGGGGTGCATGGTTGCAGAAAGGTGGAGATAAGATGGGTAAAAACTCTATCCAAAGACACTGGCAAGTTGTTGCTCCTGATCCTTGGTTTGGAATTAAGTATGACATGTATGACATGAGCGATTTGATTCCCCCACGTTGGATTAAATTACACAATGATCCCTCTTACATTGAGCCTGAATAAATGAAAGATATAACCTACCTACTGCCATGTAGGATAGAGACGGAGGACAGACTACGAAATGTAATCACCTCCATTACTTACATAATGAAATGCTTTCCCGAAGCAAAAGTTATTGTAAAAGAAGTAGACACGCAATCACACTTCAGTGAGAGTGCTTTGCCTCGCATCAAAAGTTATGTGGGAGATACTTCACAACTGAAACATATCTTTGAACAAAGTTCAGAGAAGTTTTTTCATAAAACAAGAATACTAAATGACCTATGCGTTGCCGCTGATACTCCTATTCTATACAATCATGATGTGGATGTTGTTGTCCTAAAGAACTCACATCAACTTGCTCACCGTGCCATCACACAGGAAGGATCCGATGCTGTCTATCCTTTTGGATGTGGTATCTACCAGTGGGCAGTAACTTACTCCGATCAACTATTGGATAAGTTTTTATCATCACATGATGGTAACGATGCTGACTTTGAAGTTCTCAAGGATCACAAAGTTAGGATTCCATCATCTATTGGATGGGGTCAAATGATAACCAAAACCGCAGAAGTATCTGCTGGACTATGGAATGAAGAATTCATATCATGGGGAGCAGAAGATTGTGAGTTTTATTACCGACTAAATTGTTTTGGATTTAAAGTTGGCAGAGTCATTGATGACATCTATCACTTTGAACATGGCAGAACATTCAATTCACATTATCACAATCCTAAGTTTCAAGATAACGATAGATTGTGGAACTGGATTAGGACTCAAGATAAAGAGTCTTTGACACAATACTATGCAAAGTTAGACTACATCAAACGCAGGGGGAACGAACTAAATGCTAGCCTTTAATCAAATGGGTAACCTAGGCAGACTAGGTAATCAAATGTTTCAGTATGCTGCCGTTAGGGGTATCTCTGCTATGCGTGGATATGAATTTGGTATTCCACCTTTTGAATCTAAGAGAGTAGATAATTATAGTTTACACAGAGCCTTTACATTAGAGAGTGTAGGAAGAAGTAATCTTGCAGTTCTTGATAGAGGTCACGCTCCTGTAGTAATCGAAAAACATTTTGAGTTTGATGAAGAACTCCATAGAATGTGCCCCAATGATGTAAGTTTATTTGGATTCTTTCAGACAGAAAAATATTTCAAAAATATAGAACAAGATATCAGGAGAGATTTTACTTTCCATGATTCTATTCTAGGACCTTGTAAGGAAATGGTAGATTCATTAGATCAGGTTCCATTGTTCTTACATGTAAGGAGAGGAGATCCTAATCTAGTAGATGCCAGAGGGTTTAAATGGTCTTACACCGAATGTTCTGGTCAACATCCACCACAACCTGTAGAATACTATGAGAAGGCACTCAAGGAGTTTCCAGAGGATCAACCCATAGTAGTTTGTTCAGACTCTCCTGAGTGGGTAAACGAACAGGAGTTCTTTGCTGATGATAGATTCCTTGTATCAGAACCAACAGACAAATATCCCGATGGATCTTATGAACCATTCGTTGATCTCTGCATCATGAGTTTATGTTCTGGTGCAATCATTGCTAACTCATCCCTATCATGGTGGGGTGCATGGTTACAAAATGGTAGAGGAAAAGTCGTAGCACCTAAACAATGGTTCGGTCCAGATTATAAAGACAAAAATCTTAAGGACTTATATTGTGACGGATGGATCGTAATTTAATTGTAATAGATAATTTTTTAGATGACCCAGACAGGATAAGGTTTCATGCCTTATCCTTAGATTTTGATAGGATTCAAAAATCTGTGCCTGGTGTAAGGTCTCATAGGTTAGGTGGGGATCTACAAAAAGAAGTAGAGACTAAACTAAAGACTGCTCTCGGAGGAGAGATTGTATGGGATTGGACACAGGACACTTTTTGTTTTCAATCATGCCAAGAAGGAACAGAAACTTGGGTTCATGTTGATAGTCAGGGAGAAAATCAAGGAGAGTGGGCAGCAGTATTATATCTGACTCCCGATCCTATTCTTGATTCTGGAACTGGTATCTATGAGTCGCCCGACACTGATATGAATATCGGTGTAGGAAATATTTACAATAGACTGGTTGCGTATCGTGGCAAAGTGTTGTATCATAGAAGTATTCTGCCTGGTTTTGGCAACACGCTAGAAACAAGTAGACTCACACAAACATTCTTTTTCGATGTCAAATAAATCTGCATACAAACTTAGAGGATTCGGTCCGCTTTACATCATTAATCTGGATGAACAACCAGAGAGGATGAAGTGGATGGAAGAACAACTCAAAGAATGGGAGATTGAAAACTACACTCGTATCTCTGCATATGATGGTAGACCTTCCACAGGTGACGACCTGAGTGAGATCTTGGTTGGTAAGTATCCTGACAGTATTACGCCTGGTGAGATTGGTTGTGTGACTTCTCACCTCAAGGCACTCAAACATTTTGTTGAGGAGACTGATGAACCATACGCAATCATCATGGAAGATGATTGTGACATTAGTATCGCACAGTTCTGGACATTCACATGGAGACAATTCATCTCTAGGATGCCATACGACTGGGACACAGTTCAAGTTGCAGTGATCTGCCCTGGCGAACTACATGTACAGGTTCATCGTAGATTTATTAATGACTTTTCTACTGCATGTTATGTCATAACTAGACATCATGCTGAGAAACTATTGAAACTTCATGTCAGAGGAGAGAAATATAAACTCGACAATGGCGTGAAACCTAGACCTGTCGCTGATGACCTGATCTACAACTCAGGTGCATCTTATGCCTGTCCTGTCTTCCTATACAAGATCGAACTAGGTTCCTCAATCCATGAAGAACACATTGAGATCTTCCATAGGGGGAGTCACGATGGTCTCAGAGAACTCTGGACTACAAGGGGTGGGGACATCACTATTGATATGTTATCCGACTTTGATCCTTATCTAGGTAGGATTGCTGGTGGTGATCCTAGAAACAAAGGACAGGGAGCTTGACAAATCCTAAAAAATTTGTTAAACTAAATAAATGGAACTAGCGATCCCGCTAGTGTCACGATTCCATAACAGACGTGTTGTGGAGGAACAAGTATTCCGAATGCCTCAATTACTCGCGCTAGGTCTATCTTCGATTCAAACCTAACACGAAGTCATGTCGAGACTTCTATCATCTGCTGGTAAAAAAACTCAGCAAGTAAATTAGAGAGAAATTAAATGTTCAAAAATGTAATCGCAGCCGCAGCTGCTGCTCCCCTTTTCGCTGGTGCTGCTTTCGCAGGACCTTATGTAAACGTTGAAACCAATTCTTCATTCACTGGTGGAGACTACACTGCAACTACAGCCGAGTTTGCACTTGGTTACGAAGGATCTAACTGGTATGTCCAAGGTGGTCCTATTGTAAACTCACCTGATGGTGGTGACTCTGACACAGAATTCCTTGCAAAGGCAGGTGGATCTGTTGATTTGTCTGAGTCTGTTGTTGGTTACGGCGAACTCACCTTCCAAACTGCTGATGGTGCAGACAACGGATACGGTGCTAAAATCGGTGCTAAGTACGTTTTCTAAGTACAAATACGTTAGTATATAAAAACAAAAGACCCCTGTGATTGCAGTGGGTCTTTTTTCTGTTATAATTATTATATGAGAAACCCACACGCTATATTCGCTGCACCATTTTTCATTGAGGAAATTGACCTCGATAAAGTAAACTTGGTGTCAGAGAATTTTCAACCTACATTCCTCAGTGCTTGTCCTACAACACTAGGAAATGATAACTTTACAGAGGAATCATATGAATATGTTAAAGGACTCATCTCAGAGTGCATACAACAGTTCATACCAGATGATTTTGTAATTGGACAGGTATGGCGTAACAAATACGGTAAACACGACTGGCAAGATCCACACATCCACTCAGGAGCTCAATGGAGTTTCGTTATTGTGGAGTCTGTGGATTATTCCAGAACTGTTTTCATGAATCCTTCTCGTAAACTGATAATGAATCAGTGGGCAATGTATGGTACTGCAATCTCTATGGATTTCATTCCCAATGCTCCTGCTGGTAGTATCATTATCTTTCCCTCGTGGATAGAACACTTTGTAACGAGTGGTGGAGAAGGAACTACTATATCAGGCAACGTATATCTAACAGAACCGCCTAGAGGACCCTCATGAACGGAAGATTAACCAAATGCTATATGGAATCTAGACTCTTAAAGATCAAACATGGCATTGACACAAAGAATTGGTATCCCACTTGGGATGATAAGGAAAGATGGGCAGCACAGCAGGCTTTAAACTGCGCCCTAGAGATCTTACAAGAGTACGAATATTAGAATACAGAAATAATTAATGTTAAGAAACTTGACAAAATTTTATCTTTTATATATAATTATGTTACGTTTCTTAATAATTCAATGACAATCGCAAAAGGTAAAGTTACAGAATCGGGCGGAAGACAGAACATCTATTCTATCGAACCTCGTATGACTCTTGACGAATCCTATGAAGGGTATGGCAAGAACGCTGAAAAAACCAATGGTCGTTGGGCTATGTTAGGTTTTGTATCACTACTTGTTGCATACACAACAACAGGTCAAATCATTCCAGGCATATTCTAAAATGAATTATTGGAAGAACGCAGAACAGATCAACGGTCGTCTAGCGATGATGGGTTTGTTCGCAGCCGTAGTTAATTACGGATTCACAGGCTGGATAATTCCAGGCTTTTTCTAAACACAATCAACACACAAACGGTACACTATCATGACTCCAGAAGCAGAAAGATTTAATGGTTGGGCAGCTATGCTCGGTTTCGTTGCAGCAGTAGGTGCATACGCAACAACAGGAAATATCATCCCAGGCATCTTTTAATGTCTAACAAAGATATTTTCGTCAAGGCACAAGGACGTGCTGCAATGATGGGATTCGTCACACTTTGCACAGTTTATGCCTTCACAGGTCAACTTATACCAGGCATTGTTTAATGACTAAAACACTTAAGCAAAAATCAGTGGATAAACTCTTTGAGAAGAACGCAAGAGTAGAACCCCAGAAAATCTGGGCAGAGACATGGAATGGTAGAGCAGCAATGGTTGGTCTATTAGCAGCATGTATCTCTGACTTAACCACAGGTCACATGTTCTTCGGTATGTTCTAGGGTCAAATTTTTTTTCCCCTAGAACTTTACAAAACTAAATAAAAACATATTAAAAATTTTCAATCCAACACATAGGGACAATATATGAATGAATATCAGTTTGCTGCCGACTCTTATCCAGTATGGAAAGCAATAGTCTGGTTGTTCTACCCCATGGCTGTTCTCGTATTGTTAGAGTTATATCTCAGAATCATCAATGATGATGACGACGATGATGACGGTGGTGGATTAGGTGTCAGGGTTTCAGACCAACAGTTAGTCCCAGTTCAAGTTCCATCAGGTGCATAACATGATCCATCTTATCTCAACAAGTCTATTCCTAGTAAGTGTAATAGCTTGTGCAAACGGCGGAATGTCATTCGTATTCGCATGATATTCCTCGCCTCACTATTAAATACTATCCCACCAGGCTCCAGAGATCTTATGGAGTTTGGTTTTTTCGTTTTCGTAGGTATCACAGCAGGGTCTTTAGGATTATTATGATGTCAGACATGTTCCCACAATCATACCATGATGTTATGGAAGTATATAAGAGACCAATGAGTGTCAAATATATACCTTCAATTTTCTGGGCATTTATATCTTTCATTTCATTTTCTTTAGCATACCCAGCACTCGCCCACGCAGAAACATTGTGGGTACAGGTTCCTCAGTGGGAAGATGACTGGTCTGAGTGTGCAGTAGATCTACCAGACACATCTTGCCATTGGTATGTTGCCAATGCAGACAACACATTTGGAGAAGGTTTCGACTGGGAGAGTGCTCCTTGGTTTAGTGCGGAAGGACTCTTAGATGTGAAGTCAAACGTATTAAAGGGGTTGCAGAAAGTAGGATAAATTATTATAATAGAACTATTAATTGAGTGAAAAAATTCTGGAGAGTATGGGCAAAAGCACTTGGAGACAAGTCTGGTAAGTCTGATAAAGAGGCCGACAAGGTTGCTTTAATAAGAACTCTTATCTTTGTCCAACTTGTAGTAACTAATTGCTTTATCATTGCAGGCAATATTCGCCATTGGAATGATCACTACACACCACCACAGTACGAAAGATGCCAGCACTAATTTGTAATCTACCCTCCTATCATGTGTGGGTAAGAAAAGAATATTTAACAGACCATAAGAGTGGACACGGAGAATTTGTAGAAGGATATTGGGTATCTGCAAAGTCAATTCCAGGCCGTGCCTTCTACTTCGAGACATATTTGCCAGACTATGCAGCGATGTATGATAAGTTACCTATCAGTGCTTTCGTATCATCACCAGAGTTACCAACACCAGACCTGACACTTCACAACTTACAGTTCTGGAACTGTATGGACTATGGTGTGGTAGCAGTACAGAAACAGTTCATTGGATCAATGCACTACGAGATCATGACTAGAGATTTCGGCAACCAAACAGGAACATACATCTGTACTCTTGACAACTATCATCAGGACGTAGACGCAGTAGATTATTCCACGAGTGAACAACCTCCAGAACATAAAAGTCATAACCTTATAGAGCTTGACAACGGACAGTTCGCTTTGTACCCTAACAATAGGATGAGAATTTACGATAACAGTCTGACTCCTGAGAAACCAACAGACCCTGACTTCAAGGTGTCTACTGTCTACTACCAAGTAGAGAACGGTCATGATCGGGATGGACTGGGATCAGAAGAAAATTATTTTTGGAAAACTAGCAAAGAACGCCATGAATCAGAATGAAAAGGATCCACTGCTTGATGAATTGGAGGAGAGAATTTTAGAAGGACCAATAGTATTCACACCTGACGAGGAGTTTCTGGAAAGATTAAAAGAAAAGGAAGAAGTCCAAGAAACGGTTGACAAGAATGTAAATAACTGTTAACATATATAAATGTAGGGGTGTTGATTTCAACACTTCCTTCGACCCGCTAACCGAGACCTATGGGTCGTTAAATTACGTCTCTATTTTACTCACATAACATCGCACTCTTTCAATGACAACTCTTTCACAACGCAAACGTGGCGGATTGTTAGCTGGATGGGACGAGTTTTGCGAGTGGACTACATCCACTAACAATCGTATCTACGTCGGTTGGTTCGGAGTCTTAATGATTCCTTGCCTCCTCGCAGCTACCACTTGTTTCATCGTAGCTTTCATCGCTGCACCTCCTGTCGATATCGACGGAATCAGAGAGCCAGTTGCTGGTTCTTTAATGTATGGTAACAACATCATCTCTGGTGCTGTTGTCCCAAGTTCAAACGCAATCGGACTACACTTCTACCCAATCTGGGAAGCAGCTTCACTAGACGAGTGGCTCTATAACGGAGGCCCTTATCAGTTAGTTGTATTCCATTTCCTAATCGGCATCACAGCATACTGTGGTCGTCAGTGGGAATTATCATACAGATTAGGTATGAGACCTTGGATCTGTGTTGCTTATTCCGCACCTGTATCTGCTGCAATGGCAGTATTCCTTGTGTATCCATTCGGTCAAGGTTCATTCTCTGACGGTATGCCACTTGGAATTTCTGGAACAT